GCGACATCGAGGTGCCAAACACACTACGCATAAAACTGTAAACTGCATCATATTCTGCCTGTGGAACACTAACCTCATACTTGTAGAAGTTATCAAAGATCTTTACTGTTTGATCTACATTAGGATTAGAATAGTTAACAGTTGTAGCCATAGTTGTTTAATTATGGAGTTGTAGGTGGCTTAGGAAAGAAAACCCCGTTAGCTTTATTAAGCACAGCTCTTGTATCGCCAGGTAAACCTTGTTGAACATATTGATTAAATGCATTTTTAGCATCTTGATTAGCAATGCTAGAAATACTTTTACCTTTGAATGTATTGTAAGTTGCACCAGCTTTTTGTACAGCGCCAACTACATTTTGTAAACCGCCTTGTCCACTGGCCAATGCATTCAAATCTTCAATGATGCCAGCCGCAGCATCTACTAAGCCGCCTTGACCAAATACTGTTTGTGTTGATCCGGCACGAGCCAAACTACTGCGTAGTAAGTCGTAGTGAGCGGGGTCAGCAAATCCTGGAACAGTAGCACTAGGCTGTTGTCCACCAACTGCACCAACATAGTATTTTACAGCTTCGTATTTGATTTCCATCTTGTGGCCCATTGTGCCATTGCCCGAGCTGTAGTCATACTGGTCACTGCTCCAGCCAGTAATTAGAGGATTAACTAATACATAACTAGCAAATTTCTTTTGACTCAAACCAAAAATACGAATGTCGTTAAAGAATGGAGGTTTACCTGTGTTGTTACTAGAATTAGGAGCATTACCTGTTCCGTCAGCATAGCCTTCGCCAATGTAACCCCAATCGTTAACTTGACGACCATTGCTGTAAGTGTCTCGTGTATTGTATCCAAAGCCATTAGAAATAACTTGTGATCTACCTAGACTTCCGTTGTAAGCTGGTACATTGTCATAGGTCTGACTAGGATCTTTGTAGTAGTAACTGTAGTAGTTGTACCACATATTGCGAATTAAATCGCCTGTATCGTCATGAAATGTTACGCTTACAGGATTGTAATCAATTTTTGTTTGAACCAATCGTTTACGATTGTATTGATTCATAGTTGCCACATCAATACTGTAGCTCGGCAAATCAATAGTTTTAACTAACAATCCAATGGTAGTTACATCATTACTACTGCCATATGCAGCACGTAATGCTGGCTGATTTGCTGTGTTGATATTAAAGAAAACGTGGAATAAGAACTTGTTCCGAGGAGCAAGTTCATATCCATTTGTTCTAAATGTTTTGGAAGCGTGACTGTAATCTTTAAGGTCGTCGGAACCAAAAAAACCTTTTAAAAAGTCTTGGCCAAAATAGCCTACACCCATGATTATTAGCCTGTAGCTACGTCACTAACTGTTCTACCAACGGTTGCACCAACTCCGGCACCATTAGGTGTTTGAACAGCATTGTCAAAAGTAATAGTCATAGAGATTGACATTGGTTCACTAGTACCATAGTTAGCTTCGTTGTAGTTAACTTCTTTTAAGTAGCAACCATACATTTCCCAAGTTTCAAGAACTGTAGGTTCGTTAACGCCATTGCCACCATCAAGTACTTGGAATTGTGTTGTGAACTTGTAATCAATGCCTGAAGCAGCCGACGATTGTTCCATGAAGTCCAATTGTTTTTGCAATTGTTCACCAACCAAACGACTAACATTACCACCTGCATCATCACGCAAGTTGCATGTAACGTCGCCCCAACTGTGTTTACCAGCTAGTTTAATTGTACTATTGTAAATTGGCAATGGAATTTCTTCAAAACTCACTGTTGGGCGAGTAAAGTCCATAACCTGTTTGGTTAATTCTGTTGTAGGCTGACTTACACCAAATGTTAGAAAAGTAACGCGAAAGCGATACTTTAATTTTGGCATTAACAGACCCTGGGTTGGTGAGCTTTGATCACTTGCCAAGGGCACTGTCATTTTAGTTAGTGACGATGTTGCCATTTGTTATCTCCTGTGTCTTTATTTATGGTAATTTAAGTCCTGTATCAAACCACGGCTGCGTTTTGAATAGTGCCAGTGTTCTGGATACGTACTGGAATGTAGATAAACTCAACAGCTTTCACTGGTTCGATAGCAATATCAACATAAAGTTCGTTACGATCAATTGTAGCAGGTGTGTTGTTACTTAAATCACATACCACCAAGTAATCATAGATACCACGTTTAGCTACTAAGTCAATCATCAAACTGGTGATTGCAGTAGTAATACTTTGACGTGTAATTTGATCATTAGGCTCAAACAAGTAGTTTTTAGCAATAGAACTCAAACGTCCACGGATAAACGCTACTAAACGTGCTACGTTAATACGGTCTAATGCACTAGTGATACTTGTTGTAGTTTTGTTACCAAAGTTAGTAATACCTACACCTGGAATGAATGTAATCGGATTCACTCGGTTTGTGTAAAGGATATCACGTAAGCCTTGGTTTACACCTAAACTATTAAATTCGCCAGTAGCACCGTTGATGTAACCAATTTGTTCAGCATTATCAACAACACCACGACGTGTACCAGCAGGTGCCAACCATGGATATGAAACTTCGTCACTACGAATAATCGTACGCAACATCATATGACTTGGAGGTTGTACAACTACCTGGCCACTTAATGTAGTAGTTTGGCACCTCGATGTCGCCCTATAGTGAGTCGTATTACAATTCACTGGCGAATTTAATAGTTTAGGTGTAAACCAAGGCTTACGTGATATCCTTTACACAAACCGAGTGAATCCGATT